TACAAGAAATACATAGAGCTTTGCAAGCTTGCTTATAGTTGAAAATATTGCAAACTCTGCAGCAGCCATAGCTACCCTAAAGGCCAATAGCCCGGCTGTACCTAGAACAATTACCTTTGTAAGCTTGGGATGCGCATCAGCCCATTTCGCAATCTTGTTTGCTACGTTCGCTATGCTGTTAGCGGCATCGGCCAAGGGCGGGAGGAGAACATCGCCTAAACTGATGGCAAGAGCATTTATGCTGTTGGTCATGAGCCGTAATGCATTGGCTGCTGTCTTGGACCGTTCTTCATATTCCCTTTCCATGCTGCCCGCATATTGCGAAGCGTCGCTAACCAGCTTGAAATTCTTTTCAAGCTCGCCTAAGTTTGTAATTAAAGGTGCAATGGCCGAAACGCTTTCTCTACCAAAAATCTCTGTAAGAATAGCTGTCTGAGCATGTTCAGGAACTTTTTGCAATGCCTTTAACACAGTTATAATGGCTTGTCTGGCGTCTTTCTGCATCAGTTTTGACATTTCTGCTGCAGACAACCCAAGCGATTTAAATGCTTCTTTTTGTTTATTTGTAGCACTAGCCCCTGAGGACAACCGCAATATAAAGTTTTTGAGTCCGGTGGCCGCTACTTCCGACTCAATTCCTGCAGCCTTTACGGTAGCTCCCAAAGCGGCTACATCGGCTGCAGAAACCCCTGCAATTTTACCAAGAGGCCCTATCCTGGTTAATATGCTCGAAATCTGTGGTGCAGTAGCATTTACATTATTTGAAAGAAAGTTAACCTGATCGGCAAGCCTTATTACTTCTTTTTGCGGCATCTTAAATGCCACCCGCCACTGCGCCATCATCGTTCCGGCTTCTTCTGCAGAGATGTCAAAGGCAATTGCCATCTTAGCTGCGTCTTCCGCAAAACTTATCAGATCTTCCCGTGCAATTCCCGACTGGCCTGCAGCAGCAACTATATCTGCCAGCCCTTTCGCCGCCATTGGAATGCGCTTTGACAGATCTAATATATCTTTGCTCATTTCTTTGAATTGCTGCGGCGTTTCAAAGTCGACAACTTTACGGACATCAGCCATCGCCGACTCAAAATTCATCGCAGCAACGACCGGACCTGCAAGGGCAGCAGTCATAAGGGCAGTCGATCGCAATAATTTACCCCTGGCAGCGGATGCCTTCTCTTCCATACTTCTCTGAAAGTTAACAGCTTTGGCAAGGCCTTCCTGTGCTGCCTTGGCCTTCTCCAGCTCAGCTGTAAGCTTCGTGTAGGAAGCGGCATACTCTTCAGCAGATATCTTACCCTGCTTGTGTGCTTCCTCGAGCTCCTTAAGGCTTTTCTTGACACCTGTGATTTTATCCTGGTGTTTCTGAAGGGTTGAAGCGGCAGACATGAATGACTGGCTAAATGTAGATTCAAGTTTGCCTGCAATTTTTACAGCTATTTCATAGGTGGTCGCCACTCCTGCCTCCCCCTTCCTTCATAGTTTTCACAACCTTTTCGGCCCATGATGTCAATTCGTTTAATGGCATTAAAATCCAGAAGCTTACAGGCGTATAAGTAGCCATAGATAGAGATACGGATATCTCCATAATCGCTCCGGGTTCCAGGCCATTTACAGCAAAAAATTTTGTACAGCCAAAGTAACCGCTGTGAAGTCCCTTGCAGAAAGTTTCATTATGTCATCTACATTAAGTCCTGCAGCTTTAGCAGCAACTATAGCCATATATTGTTTTGAAAGTTCCGGCACAATAGGGCTGTCACCGAGCAACCTTGTTTCTCGAGATGCTGATATCAAATCAGCTCCTGTAAGCTTGTCAAAATCAAGCTCTATCTCCTTCATCTCGACGCCGTTTATCGTTATCGGTCTGTTAAGTTTTATCTTCATTGGGCAGCACCTCAATCAAGGCCAAGCGCTACTCGTACCTGCGCAAGATAGTCAATGCCGTCAATTTTGCAAATATAGTTGAGCTTATCTATCTCCACCATGGTCGCGCCATCAATGTCTACCTTAATGTAAAGCACCTCAAACTGGTTAGATGCTCCTGCATTAACGCCTACATCCAAATTGCCAAGGTTCACCGACGTCTTCGGTACGGCACGTAAGATTACCCTAACTGGACGCACCAAATATTCGCCTAATCCTGCATCATAGACCTGATTTGCTCCGCGCAGGTCAAGATTATGTGCCTTCTGTGCGGCAAGACTGAGCGTAGGTTTTTCTACAGTCCTCCAGTTAAGCGTGCACGTCATACTTCCGAAATGGCCAAGCGTGGGGCTGTCTATCTCTCCCGCTATGCCGGCACCCTTCACGGTCTCGGTCATGGCCTCGATGCTTGGCAGTTCGACATCGGCTACACCAATTAGATCGTTGCCATCAAGGTACACCCTGAAATTTATGAGCTTCTCAGGTACTTGATTTGCCATTTATTTCACCCTCCTTTACGCTGCGAACAGCGTTTCGAGATACTGCGGATCGTATTCGACGATGAAGTCGATCTCGCGTGCAGGTGCCGGGGGCGTTACATATACATGGAAGCGAATGATGCCGTCTATTAGATCGGTCGTTGGGTTTTCGTCGCGATTAAACTCGACCCTTCCCCCAAGGATGAACTGTCTTGCAGCAAGACCGTTGAGCCAGATATTTGCCGAATCCACTATCGTCTCCACAAGTCTCCTCGTGATCGGATAGTCAACTTTCTGCCAGAATGTGAGCACGAGGGTGTTGCCTATCCAGTCAAACATCCTCCGAATAGGGATGAAAGTATCTTTAACATCGGTCATGCTGGGATATGCTCCGGTCCTGTTGCCCCAGGCTCTCCAACCGCCTATGAAGTTAAGCGCAGTGACTACACCCTGCCCGTTCAGGTATGCTGCCTGCTCCGGGCCAAGGGCAACTTCTTTCCCGTTAGCAACTGCACCATTGGCCTGGATTGACTTATTTGACGGGCTTACGTAGGGCACGTCATCGTTTTGCGAATCTACCTTGCACATTACCCCGGCCAGTTGCGTGGAAAGATGAAACTCTTTAGTCCCAAGCTTTATCTTTGGCCAGCAGACAACCTGCCGCTCATAGATAAAATTGTTCTGATTCTTCCACTCTGAGACGTCTGAGTATTTTTTAACAGTATCGGCAGGCACATCCACCAGCGCGATACACTTGAAATGGGCATTTATATTTGATGCCTTCGCCACCATCACTGCCGCCACTTCGGGATCATCGGACCAGCCTGGGGCAAGGATCATGCCAGGTACAAGGCCAAATTTTGGGAAGACTTTGTCGACCAGCTCGAGGCCTTCATAGTCCCCGGTAGTGGCATCCACGCCTCCAATTATGTCATCAGCCTCGACAAGAGAAGGATCAAGATAATCATAAGTTACCTTTATCCCCGAAGCTTCTCCGATACCACCGCCTGAAAGGCGCGTTATGACCGCGTATCCGTCTTCATCGAACCCGATAGCATAATCCGTGCCCAAAACATACGTCTCTGGCTCTGTTGCAGTTGATTTGACAACTACCGTATTCAGCAAAACTCCCTTATTTTGCAATTTGACAGCCTGGACAGTAGCCGAAAATGTGTAACTCTCATCAGTTTTACTCGTTTTATGTGTAGCCGGGTCCAAAACATTGACTAAAACCACCGGAGATACATTAAAAAGAGCAAAATGAGAGTATATGAACTCGCATAAAGTATAGTTAGCCCAGTCATCGCTATATCCAAAAGCCTCAACCGCTTCCTGATAGGTATAGCAAAGCACCGGCTTGTTTACATTGGCTGGATCTGCTAGGTTTATGGGAGCAGTCCCTATTACAAAAGGTAATCCCGCCGTTGTCCTTGCCGGCGGGATTATCGAAGTTGGCACTTCTGAAACATATACGCCATGTCTATATGCCATCTATCACACACCACCTTTTGAGATAAATTTCATGACTTTCTCGTAAGCTATTTGTTCAGGCGTTCCTTTAGTATCTATTGCTCTATTTGCTCTTGTTAGTTCTGCCACCGGGACAAACAGCATCTTTATTTCTGGGCATTTATCTATCAGCTCGTTCAAATATTCAGGGATGCCATCTTTAAAAATTCTATATTTAGACAGCATTCCACCAGGGATGTTTGGGCCGCAATAGATCACTTTATCTTTTGTCTTAAGCGAATATTTGATCTTTTTATTTAAAGAATTCGCCATCCAATATCACCTCCTTGTCATATATTTCCTCAAGCGGACGCGCTATTATCCAGTTCGTAGTCATTTCACCTACCCATTGCGGATACGGCTGCACCTCCGGCATCTCAAACCAGCAGGGATATTCCACCCTGTATCTTTTGGCAATCACTCTCTTCTTAAAGAGATCTATCCAGACCCTCGTCGCTATATTTGCCACATCGCGCCATCCGTCTTGCGAATCATGAGAATATGTGCCGATAACCAGTTTGACGATTGCCTGAGCATAATCGCGGCCGGCACCTCCGCCCTTTTCGCTTATATCCTCGAAAGAAATAAGCCTGACTATCACGAAGGGGAAATCCTCTTCTTGCAGTTCAGGCTTCTTGGGATTTTTATGAGGCAAGAATCCGGCAATAATTTGCGGAGGCCTTATGTCGTCTTTTTGGGTTTTCAGCTGTAAATCTTTGACGCTGACACTCAAAAATTCACAGATAGCGTCAATTAAATCAACCGGGCTCATTTGCCATACCCCTTTAACAATCTCGTAATTTCGTGCTCTAACCTTTCGTCCAGCACCTCGACCGCCCGCTCTTCGATTTTGCCCATTACTTCTTTGTTCCCGATCATGTGCGGTACTGACGGGCCAAAAAGCTCCTTTATCGGCAGCCTTTTTGATGTTTTCCTCATATATGCACCGATATGGCCCGAAGGCATGCGGGCAACAAAAGCATGCCGCAATGTACCACCTGCGCTGCCTTTTCTAACTTGAGCACGCAATGGACGAGTTTGCGGCGGACTGGCAGGCGATATGCGAAATTTGGACAGCGGGATGACCCTACCGGATGCCCGAAGCGTTGCCATTGGGCCTGACGAAGAGGCCTTTTCAATGGACATGGGCGAGCGAACATCTTGCGCTTTGATGATATACTGGGCGCGCACCTGTTTGACGGCTTCCGTCCTTGCGGCAGAAGCTGCCCTGTTTACCGCAGAAGATACAGCCCTATTTGCGCCTTTGGGGACGCTTGCCAAAACCGTCTTTACGCGCTCAAGCTGTTTGTCGTCAATCTCTATCATGATTCCGCAGCCTCCAGAGTAATACGAAAGATCCCCATGTCATCGGCACACTCTTTGACTGTATATATATTGCCGTCAAGCCTCATAATTTGGCCGTAAACAGGACGATAATTCAGATCAGACTCTTTTACGTAAAGTGCTATTTCGCCGCGGTATACGCCATCGTACATTTCTGTTTTGTTATTGCTGTATATTTTGAGAATGTCACTGTCGATCAGAGCTTTTATCATTTGTCCGTCTATATCGTGCAGATCTGCAAATTCGTCGGTATTTAAGAACACATGAACGTCACGATGGATATAATCCCGCAGCTTCATTTAATCCACCGCCTTCTTCTTTCTGCCCTTTGATTTTTGTGTTATATTTTGCCCCTCAAGTGACTCGCAAATGTTTTTTTCTTCCTCTGGCATAATTTTTTCTTCTTCCGCATACTTTTCGATTGTGCCGTTAGATGCTGCAATAAGGCGGTCTTCTTCCTCCTCCGAAAGGCCATAAAGAATGGACCCGCCTGGAAGGCCGGGTCCATATCTTATTCCTTTATATCTCACGCCGAAGCGTTTTATTTTGATGGCCAATAAAATCACCTACTTCACTTTTAAGACATACCAGGAATCTACATCCTCCGGCTTGGGAAGCGGACGGGAAGCTATGCGAATCATCTTCATGTCGTTATTTGTGTCGTTCCATACCTTAGGAATTCTGGTGCCTTCATAGGTGTGGAATTGGCCGTCGTCCTCAAGTTGGGTAACGGCTCCGTACAGTCTGGAACCTAAACCGGTCCTGGCCATGATGAGATGGCCATCCGGCATCATCGGCGTTTCCACGCCATCGTCATCGATGAACCACTCGTCATATGTGTATATCTCAAGGCCCAGGCTCGCAAGAGTCCCGACATAGGTAACACCGTCCATCCTTACGCGCGGCTGCATCTGCCCGAAAGAAAAGTTACGTATGTCGAAGAGTTTTTGAATCGACTCGTCGTTAAGAAACAGCTCGACCACGTCGTTTGCCATTATTACTACGTCGGGATTAACCCCTGCCTTTTTGATTATCTCAAGCCTGATGTCCTTCAGATCACTGTACTTTTTCCCTGGTGTGTTATCGTCGGCCCATACTTCAGTACTGGTTAAGGTCTCTTTATTTGTAAAATTGAAATCTATGGTGTCTTCCACATAGTCCTGCCCTATCTTATCTACCCATCCCTTTATGGTTACAGTGCCTTCAAGGAGAAGCTGTCTGCACATCCACTCCTCGCGTCTGGCTATCATCTCGTCAAGCTCTGCCAGATCCTGTGCCAAGAGTTCCTGCGCACGCTGCTCAGGGGTGCGGGTGCTGTATATATCTTCTCCCATTAGCCGGTTGGCCAAGTCATCTATGGTCAGCAGGCGTTGAGGGGCGATATAGGGCGTAGTGTAGGTATCCGTCTTAAAGCCTACCCTATCCACCGTGATGCCGCCGCGTCTGCGGGCAACGAAAGGCGCCATCGCTCGCTTCCCCTTCTTGAAATCTACATCTACCTTCTCCGTCACAAAGGTCTGGACATTGGAGAAAAATGTATCTCTAAAGAAAGTTCTTACAGGCAACATCAAATTAATTGCCTGCATCATAGTCCTGGTTTCATAAATATTGGGTATTCCTGCCATTATCTTTACCTCCTTCTTTTGGCCTAAAGTTATACTTCAATTGGCTTTGCGTTTTCGCTCAAGAATATCCCGAGCGTCCGCAAGGTTTGCTCGTGCATCTCTGCTGTGTCGCTACCGCCGAACACGAGTGCCTTCCTGTTGAAGTGGCCTGTCTTATACGCAACAGCCGTAACATCACCGGCCGTGGTGTCTACGTCATCGGCAAGGATGCAGTCGGCAACTTCGCTCCCGTCTTCGTTT